TTATTGTACCTATTAAAGAACTTGACAGCTTTTTCTTGATCTTTTGTTAATCTAGATCCAGCGTTAATATCTTCATAGTATTTAGACTTTTGCCTGTCTAAGTGGGCTCTAGCCTCGGCAACTTGCTCTTTGAGGGCTATCTTTTTTCTACGTATATCTCTAGGATCATCATCTTCTTCGTTGTAACCAAAAGATTCTTCTTGTAAAAAGTTTCTTTCTTCTGGTGTTAAATGAGACTTAGTTGCTCTGTAGTATTCATCTAATACTTCTGAGTCATCTAATTTAGATACATCTCTATTTAATGCTACGTAGTCATTTAAATTTCCACCTGTTTGTTCCATGAACTCAGCAACTTTTTGTAGTTTTTCAGATAATGGTTTCCCCTCGTACTCTGAAGTAACTACTTCTTCCTCGTCTGATTCTATTTCTACAGGTTGTTCTTCATCGGTCACCTCTTCAATTGTTGGCGCTTCTGAAGTATCTTCTTCCTTTTCTTCAACCTTAGGCTCTTCGTTAACTACTATAACGTCTTCTTCTTTTTCTTCAACCTTAGGTTCTTCTTTTTCTTCTTTATTAACTGGTTTTGATAAGTCAACTTTAATAACATCATCTTCTACCGTTTTTCTAGTAGGCTTAACCCTCGCCTTTGTGACATTGTCTTTAACCTCCTCTTTAGTCTCCTCGACTTTTTTTGTTTCTTCTGCCATAATAAAATTTTATAAAATATTAAATACTAGAGACCAAATCTTTCCATATTTGACCCTCCTGTAATTATATCATTACCTGACGATTCAAATCTTTTAACAGATTCACCCTCTTTTCTACTGTTTGCTAATTTTTGTTGATGCTGATTTTGTTTATCAAGTCTAGCATCTTTTCTATCTTCTCTTATACCCTCTAACTTTCTATCAATTGATCTTTCCTCCCCTTTCATTTTCATGTTTAAATCAAACTCTAATACCATTAGTTCTTTTTTAACTCTAGCCTCTTGGTTTAGATATTGCATTTTTAATTGATTCTTTTGAGCCTCTAATTGAGACTCTAGTGATGCTTGAGCTTGATTTTTTTGCATCTCTGCTTGCGCAGCTGCTTGTTGTGCTTGAGCATTAGCTGATGCTTGAGCTTGCATATTTTGTTGAGCCATCATTTGATCTCTTTGTAACTTCTTTTTTCTTTTAACTTTAAGAAGTTGATTTGCTAGTTTTGTGTTTCTACAGTCTCTAAGATCTATTGCGTCATCTAACTCAATTAATTTTTGAGCTAATGCTTGTTGTATGTTATTCTCTAATACAGCCTTTTCTTCTTCATCTGGTAACAATTCTATAAATATACCAAAATCATATAGATATAAATCTTTTAACTCTTCAAGTGTAGCGACGTTATGAGCACCTATAGCTCTTATAAAAGCTTCTCTAGTTGGAGAGTACTCAACTATATCAGCTATTCTCAGCGATAAACATTTAGCAACCTCAGCTGTTACATAAAGCATAGATTGCAATATATGTCTTGTAGCTGTATTTGAATTTGCTGCGGCCAATTTCTGTACACCGACAAGAGCGTTCTTATCTGGAGAAGCATCTCTAGCTTCATTTAAACCAGTCGTGTCTCTTATCATTTGTATATAATAATTATATGTTGTAATAAGACTTTGTATTTTGTTTCCACCAGCACCATTTTGTATTTGCTGTATTGGAACCTTACCTGGATTAGCATCACCGTCAGACGTGTAGCTTCTACCTATAACACTACCAGTTTGGAAGAACATGTTTAAAGCTTCTTGCGGATTGTAGTTTGTTCCATTACCAAGATCTATTTCAGCTAAACCATCTGCATCTAAGTATACACCATCTGGTACCATTCTAGACATTACTTGTTGCAACTTAAGATGAGTTAGTTGAATCATATCAGCAAAACCCGTTATTCTACTAACAAGTGATTCGATTTTACCATTATACATTCTAGGAGCTACTATTTGATAGTTCATTTTAACTCTAGCAAAATCAGACTCACTTCTCATCATATTAGGAGACATTCTCCACCTAAGTAGTTTGTCTGATCCAAGTATGTACACACCTTCGTACAAAGACTCTATAACTCTTTCTAGTCTTTCAAAATCACCTTGCATTCCAGGTGGCGGATTAAATGTGTCATCTTTTTGAATAATTTTTTGCCCGCCAGATCCAGTGTTTTTTAATTTATAAACATTATGAGCATGGGTTTTGTAATTAAAATACAAAACATGAACTTTGTTGTCATCTTTATTTAACTTAGCATTAACAAGATCATTAGATGATTTTGATATTTCCTCTAACTCGCCTTGGTCGATTTCTGGAAACTCCTTTACTAGTTCGTTTATTGGTATCTCTTTTATTTCTCCAACATAATATAAATCATCAAAGTAAGGTGAATCAGTGTGTGACCAAACTAAATTAGCTGGATCAACATACTCTACCTTAGCACCCTCGTTGTAATTAAACGTAGTTTTAGTGGAACCTATACCTATTGTTGTTATGTCGTACAAAACCCTTCTTCTTGTTAAATCGTAATCACTACCTTCTAATAATACGTTTATAGCTTGTTCTTCAGCCAGCTCAACAGCTTGTTTGTAATCTAACTGCATGTGAAGTGCTAGTTCCTCTTCTGTGTCAGGTAATCTTTCTGGATCGTTTTCATATAAGTCTATATTAAAAGTAGCTTTTGCGGCATCGTTATACTCCTTAGATCTCATGTCTCTTAACACAGACTCCATGTATTCAGTTCTTTTACTAACACCGAAGGAATCTTGAGAAAAACAACTTACTTCATAAGATCTTTGGGCCATACCATTTACAACTATATCCACAAACTTAGGGATAATCGGAACAGGTTTCCAATCTAAATTAAGATAAGATAAATCACCATTTATTGATAATTCATTTTTATACTTATCTATAGATTGTTCGCCCCTAGCATATAATCTCAGTTTATGAAAGGTATTTATATTACCGCTGTATTTATTTGTTTTTCCAGAGAACCACTCGTGTTTAATTGCTCTAGCTACTTTCATACCATACTCTTGGCTCAACTTTTCTGAGTCACTAACAGCTTGAGATGGAAAATTTACAATAGACTCTATCATATATTTTGTTTTATTATTCTTGATGAAATTCCTTTATTATTATACTTAGATATATTTAAATTTAATTGTTTTACCTCTTTATCGGGATTTGGTTTATATAAATGTCTGTTACAGGCCATTACAGCTAAACCAGAGCTTATAGAGGCATCGTGTTTTGTTCTTCTATTTATATCAAATTTAGACCAATCATTTAGAGTACTATTAAAATACATAGTACCATAGGTACCATCTTGTAGTAATCCAATGTGGTCATTTATATACATTTCAATTGCAGCAGCGTGAGCTTGTTTTATATCCTCACTAGAGTTAGGTATTCCACCAACCTCCTTTTCTGCAACAGATAATTTATTCCATATTTTATCAGGCCTGTTCATACTAAACGCTCTATAACCTCTTCTTCTTAAATAGTACAATAGTCTAGGTTTATTATTCTCTGCTAATATCGGCATACCATAAAATACTAATGCCATTAGTACGTCCTCAAAAAATAGCTCAGACGTTTGTGGTCTAGCTAGATACTCTAAGAAAAATGTATTAGCCGGTGCGTCTTCCATTGAAAACTTAGTTAGCCCGTGTAAAGCGCCTTTAGAACCCTTACCATCTACCGTTCCTGATATATCATATGAGTCACAACCAAACGCGCCCATATGTTCGTTACCTGGATATTTTACGCCATTTTTTAATATAACGTTATTTTGCAGTTTTTGTCCTGGAACCCAACTAACTTTAAATCTACCGTTTGGATCTGGATTAAATACTACTTGAGTGTCTTTAATACCTTGTATCCATTGGAAATTACCAGTTGTTAACACAGAAGAGTTTCTATTACCTTCATTGTAATCTATCTGTTCATATATTTTTATAAGATTAAACAAACTATTACCTGTTTCATCTCTAAAGGCATGTTCTTCTGTTCTAGGAAACTGACGATAAAATTCATTTAAAGCATCTTGGTCATCTTTTAAACCGTCTGCTTCATTATCCCAATGATCTATAACACCATAATCTATCTCTACTCCATGTGGATCTTGTGTTTCTTGTTCAGGAGTATTAAACACGGGTTGTCCATATTCATCAATAAATCCTTCGTAGTTCCATTCCATAGGGATAAACAAAGAATATAATCCTGACTTAGTCTGTCCATTGCGATTTCGTTTTGTGACATCTGAATTATAATATAAGTTTTTAAAATTATCACCCCCTTTATCTAAAGCATTACTTGTTGACCCCATCATACACTTACCTATAACCCTACTACCTAGTCGTAAACAAGTTTTCGTAACTCTCCAGTTATTTTTTATATTATCAGGTCTCTCCCATTTACCACTCTCATCATGTACTAATAAAGATAGTTTTTCCCCGTCATAACTATTATCACCTGTATTTTTCCAGTCTATAGTTGTGTCAAGACCTTCCATATCATCTTGCTCTTCACGTTCCCTCATTTTTTTACGAGTAAACTTCTTTGCTGGTACCCTGTAAGCTAGTTCAGACTTTGGACGATCCATACCATCTTGTATCGGTTTAAAGAAGAATGGATAATTTAAACTAATTGGTACCACTTTGTCAGTAAACATCTTTTTAGCATCAGCACCAGTTTTAGATAGTATCCCAAATCTACTATCACTTGCTAATGTAGCTAAATTAACTGTTTCAGCTGAACTCATAAAAGAAAAACCGGAACGTCTATTTTTTAAATAACACATTCCGTAACTTCTTTTATCAGCTTTACAAGCCTCCCAAAATATAAAAAACAACCTATTTGCTTCTCTAAAATCTGGAGCACCAACATCTATTTTACTCCATTGTAAATACATGTAGTGTGTTCCTGTTATATAGGTTGGTTTACCATTATTCATAAACCAAAAACCTTCTTCTCTTCTCTTAAACTCCTCATCTATATACCCATAGTGTTTTTCTTTAAAATCATCTGGATAATCTTGCCAGTCAAAAACAGTTTTAATTCTTTTAAAATCTGGGTTAGCAGGAAATTGTCTCCATTTTTGTTCTGATTTATTTTTGCTACAAGAGTATATTTCTTTTGGTTGTTTTGGTAGAGC